TTGATTGGGATGATTTAGAACCAAAAGAATATAAACTATAAATTATTAAGATCCGTACCAGTCTTAGTAATTTAGACAGGAATTAGCCTGTTAAGCGAAACGGTACAGCGTAAAGGAAATAAAATGGCAGAAGAAGCTCAAGCAGTGGAAGAAACACCAACTGAAACGGAAACTGTAGATAGTCGAGATGAACTAATAGCTGATCTCAATCGGCAGCTAAAAGAAACGAACCAGAAGCTCGTAGACTCAAACGAGGAAGCGATGCGGAGGCGCAAAGCTAACGAGCGATTGAAGTCTGAGGTCGAGGCTTTACAGAATAAACCAGTGGAGCAACCCGACACTAGCAACGAAGAAATTATCGCACAGATCAAATCGCAGTACGAAGAAAAGCTCAACGCAGAGCGAACTGTTCGTCAGGATCTCGTGCATAGAAACGCGATGGCAGAGCTAAAATCACAGCTTGCTACACAAAATATCGTAGCTGACGGACTCGAACCCTTGTCGTTGATGGCAAAAGAAAGAATTGGGTTTGACGAAAATGGAAATATTCGTATAATGTCGGCAGATAAGTCTAAACCCCTCGCAGGATCGGGTAGCGATGGTTATGCAACAGTTGCAGACCTAGCTAAAGAACTTGCAGCGTCAGGAACAGGTCAACTCTTTGTTAAAGATGGCGGTGTTTCAGGAGGAGGAAAACCTCCAGCGAGTTCAGGCGGCAAGTCTGGAGTAAAAACGGTGACGCGATCACAATTCAACTCAATGGGTCAACGTGAAAGGTCACTATTCTTTAGAGATGGCGGCAAGGTCGTTAATGGCTAACCGCGCAACAGAAAGGAAAATGTTATGGCAAACGTCCTAACAGATCTGGCGGCAGACATTTATCGAGCCGCTGACATTGTAGGCCGAGAACTAGTCGGCTTTATCCCTGCTTCAACTGTAAACGCTTCTGATGAGCAAGTCGCAGTCGGGCAGAACGTGCGTTCATTCGCAACTCCATCAGCAACAGCTGTAACTATCTCACCTTCTATGACTATTCCAGAGGGTACAGATCAGACACTAACAAACAAAACGCTGACACTTACAAATCAGCGCGGTGTTCAGATCCCATACACAGGTGAAGACGTACGCTTCTTAGACGGTGGCGCAGGATACGAAACAGTATATGGCGCACAAATTCAGCAAGCGATGCGAACACTTGTAAACGAAATGGAAGCTGATCTAGCAGAAGAAGCCTATAAAAACGCATCTCGCGCTGTAGGTACTGCCGGAACAACTCCATTCGGCTCAAACTTCAACACTGTGGCAGAAGCTCGTCAGATATTAGCTGACAACGGAATGCCTACAAACGATGGTCGTACTTCTCTCGTTATGAATACTGCGGCAGGAACAAACCTTCGTAACCTATCAACTCTTAATCAGGTAAACACTTCAGGCGACATTGAGTTACTTAGACGTGGTACAATGATGGATCTGATGGGCGTTATGTTGAAAGAGTCAGGTCAGGTACAAGATCACACTAAAGGAACTGGTACATCCTACCTTGTGAACAACGCTTCGGCAGCTATCGGTGACACTACAATCCCTGCGGATGGTGGCTCAGGTACAGTGCTTGCAGGTGATGTAATCACAATCGCAGGTGACACAAATAAATATGTTGTAAACACTGCCCTAACAGGTGGTAACATAGTTATCGGTGACACAGGTCTTAGAGTGGCAGTTGCTGACAACGCAGCAATCACAGTAGGCAACAACTACACAGCTAACATCATGATGCACCAAGCAGGAATGGAGTTAGTTATGAGAGCGCCTGCTAAACCAGTAGGTGGTGATGCTGCCGAGGACGTGCTTATCATACAAGATCCAACATCAGGTCTCGTTTTCGAGGTTGCAGTCTATAAAGGCTTCAACAAAGCGATGATTCAAGTTGGCGCTGTATGGGGTTACAAAGCATGGAACTCTGACGCAATCGCGGTTCTTATGGGCTAATTGATTAGGGGCGAAAGCCCCTTTTCTGCCCCATCTTCTTAGGACACGCACTGTTTAGGTGGGGCATCAATCAACAGGAGATAAAAATGCCAAGACCATATTTAACTAAAAAAGGCTTAGTCGTTAAAAAGAAAATGAAGAAGGCTAAGAAGAAGAAAAAGTAATGCCTAAGAAACGTGCCAGACGTAAATCAACAGTTAACGCAGCCGGAAACTATACAAAGCCGAAAATGCGTAAACGATTGTTTTACGAAATAAAACGTGGAACGAAAGGCGGTCGCGCAGGACAATGGAGTGCTAGGAAAGCTCAAATGTTGGCTAGACGTTATAAAGCGGCAGGAGGAGGCTACAGATAGATGGCACTAAAGAAGTCTCAGCGATCACTCAAGAAATGGACAGGCCAAAAGTGGGGTTACACAGGCAAGAAAGGCAAAAGTCGTTATTTACCAAAGGCTGTAAGAGATTCTTTAAGTCCTGCACAGAAGGCGGCAGGATCACGAGCAAAGAACAAAGCCACCAAGTCAGGTAAGCAATCGGCTAAGTATACGAAGGCAGAGCTAAGAGCATTGAGGCGGCTGTTATGAGCAAGCGAGACCCTAGAATAAAAAGATTAGGTGTTGCAGGATATAACAAGCCAAAGCGAACGCCAAATCATCCGACTAAAAGCCATGTTGTATTAGCCAAGGTCGGTGATAGGGTCAAAACAATTAGATTTGGTCAGCAAGGTGTAAGGGGTGCAGGAAAAAACCCCCGAACCGCTGAACAGAAGGCTAGGAGAAAGTCATTCTTAGCAAGACATAGAAAGAACATCCAGAAGGGTCGTATGAGTGCGGCTTTTTGGGCTGCAAAGGTTAAATGGTGATAAAATGAATCTTATTAAAATTAAACATAAAGGCTCAAAAGATGGATGGGCGCTAGTCAATGAGGCAGATTTTGACAGCAAGAAACACGAGCTTTTTGAGGGTGAACCGAAGAGAGCGCGGAACAAAAAGGGTCAGCTTATCGCAGATGATCCTTCAACGCCTGATGTAAATGAGGCATATGAGGGTGGCAAAGCTCCTAAAAAGGCCGCTAAAAAGAAAGCGTCTACTAAGAAAGGTTAAGTCATGGCGATAGTTATTACAGTAGGCGATGCGACAGCGAACAGCTACATTACTGTGGCTGAATATGAGGCTTTTTGGACAGAGAGAAACGTAACTATTTCTGGTGCTACCGGAGCAAAAGAAGCCGAACTAGTTAAAGCGGCTGATTATATTAATCGAGAATATACTTTTGTTGGTGAGCGACAGTATCGCTATCAGGCTATGGCTTGGCCTCGTTTAACAGGTGTTTACTTGGTTAAGGATTGGCCTATCGATCCCGATACCGTTCCACAGGATATAAAGGACGCTCAAGCAGAGTTAGCTTATATTATCCATCAAGGAACAAACGTATTTGCTACTGTTGAGGGTGGTGCGAAGGTTCGAGAAAAGAATAAGGCAGGACCAGTAGAGACAGAAGTAGAATATACAAACTTTAGAGAAACGCCTCGATTTGTAGCGATTGAGGGCTTACTTTCGCCCTATACTATTTATGGTGGCGCTCAGTTTAAAATGGTGCGTGGATGAGTACAACAGTCACAGCAATCGCAGATGCAGCCTTTGATGCCGTTGATTTAGCGATTACGGACGTCATTTTTGATGCGACAGTGGCTTATGATACGCAGGGAACGTATGATCCCTCGACAGGTACTTATCCGGTGACAACAACAACCCTCACAGGCAGAGCGTTATTTGATACCGATACTCCTGCAAGAGATATATTTCCCGATGCGATTATAGGCTCTAAGCGGCAACTTGTTTTGTTTGAGGGTTTTACGGAGATCATCAAGGAAGGCTACAAGCTAACTATTTCGTCTGTTGATTACGATGTAAAAGCAGCGCAAAAGATTGTCGGCTCGAACTCACTTCAATATGGGGTGGTGCTGCAAAAATGAGTTATAAGAATTTTGAGATACAGCTTAACAAAGAGCTAGTCGATACCGATGAAAAGATCGAGGACGTTATCTCATTGATTGCTATGGATAGTCTCCGAAGTATCGTTAAAATGTCACCTGTCGATACTGGTAGATTTAGAAATAACTGGATTGTTAGCAAGAATCGAATGAACCCTGCAAAGGTTAATACAGTCGATAAAACAGGAACATCATCTATTACTCGCGGCACACAAACAATCGAGACTTTCGAGTATAAGAAAGATCGATCTATTATCATTCAGAATAATCTGCCTTATGCAAATAGGCTAGAAAATGGATCGTCTAAACAAGCTCCTGAAGGTATGGTTGCAAAAACCTTAAATAATATGCAGGTTAAATACAGAAGGCAGAATATTTTATTATGACTTATGCACTAGAACGCAGAGCGATTGAGACATATTTAAATACTCAATGGTCAGGCACGACTCCTATAGGTTTCGATGGGCATGAGTTTAGCCCTTCTTTTAATAGTATCCGAGTTTCAATAGAAAATGGTATAACGATGCAAGGATCTATAGGTGCAAA